AAGGCATTGAAGCAGAACCTGAGCCAGAAAAAGCTAAGATGATGCTGATTGGGGATAAAACAAACCCAACAAAACCAGTTAACGCTTTCTTTAACAGCCTTAAGTCAGCAACAGCTAACCCAATAGAAAGCACTAAATTTAGAGCTGAAGTTAAAAACTTCCTTAATGACGTTGCAGAATTTATTGGTGGAAGAACTACACAAGAAGTATCTCGATACAGAGAGAAAGGTGCTCCAGCACCAGTGCCTGAGAAGGGGCCTGATGTTACTGTACCAGTGACTGGACAAGAATTAGATAAACGCCTAGGCTTCTTAAACAACTTTTTTGACAGTTTGAGTATTGCACCTAAGGAAAAAGAAGTCTTAACTTCCGCCTTGTCTCAGCGCTTTGCTGGTATGGATGCTGCATCGCAATCAAAAGCTTTGTCTGATCTAACCAATGTGCCTAACTTAAATACCCGCAAAGGTATCGAAGCACTACGCAAATCGTTTAACGAAGCGCTATCTAAGTTTGAGCGTAAAGAGCTTGGTGCAGAAGAAACAGCACTACCATACAAGTTAACCGACCAGTTAGCTAACATGGACCCATACGTTGCTGCGGCTGTTAGCAGAGCATTACGTGAGTTAGAAAACATACCGGCAAACGAAAGAACTCCAGAAGAGAAAGCAGCTTACGCTTATTTTGGTGCTGAGGGCGGTTGGGGTTACAGCCTTGCAATGCGGTCGGCAGCATTTGATTTGGGTGCTAAACAAGATAACTTTGCTGGCGTAGTATTTAAAAACCAAAATAAAGAACAAGCTAATCTGTTTAAGAAATGGGTAGAAGAGAACCTACCTAACCAAGAAGCCAAGCGCTTTGATGCTAGCGTTAAGTTTTATGAGCGCATGATGCGTAAGGCTGAAGAGTACGTTGACGTTGCCGACAAGATTAAAAAAGAAGGTGGTATTGGTCAGACTTACTCTATCTCTATGGGTCGTAGCCCTAGCGGTAAAGTTAGCATGGGTGGTGTTTTGGCTGGGCTTGGCAAGTTTATGGCTCCAAGTAAGACTGAGTTTCTTGACCCAACCAAGTTCTATCCAATGCACCCAGCAGTTCAAGAACGTTTGGAAGCTGGTGATGTTAACGGCGCCCTTAAGTTACTGGCTAAAGCCCCAGATAAAAATGCTAACAAACAAGTTAAGTTCATGTCTAAGCTGGCACAGCGCCTTCTCGACCTTAATTTAAACACCACAGTATCCGTTAACCAACAAGAATCTATTGTCCAAAGCTTAATTAACTACAACGTTTCTGAGCAACGTGCCCAGTTATTTGATTACATGCGGGTTAATTACCCTGAGTTGCACAGCAAGTACTTCTCTAACGATGCTGACGTACGCAACATCCTTGAAGGTTTGACTAAGGCTAAAGATCAGGCAGACGTTAAGCCAGTGATTGGTCAGTTTGAAGAGTTAATGGACGAATACACCCGTGCCGTTGATACTTTAGATGCTGGTGGTAGTTACTTACCGTACATTGATACCATCAATTTAAACCCAGAAAAAGGTGGTTTTAGTAACTATACGTTCTTGCATGAGATGTCTCACGCAGCCACTGCTTATGCTTTAGACCCACGGAACTATGACAAACTAACTGACCAGCAAAAAGGTGCGGTTACTGAGCTACGTGCTTTGTATGAGTTTACTAAGCGTAGTGGCATTAAGGACTACGCATTTACTAGCATTGATGAGTTTGTTGCCGAGGCTTTCTCAAACGAGAACTTCCAAGCTTTACTACGTACTATCCCTTACAAAGGCACTAAAGAATACTTTGCTGCAGTTAAAGAGCTTAAAGAATTTAAACGTCAAGGTGAGCTTGAGTTTGGCAGCAAGAAGACATTGTGGGATGCCTTTACCGACTTTGTATTTAAGTTGTTTGGTATGAACAACGTATTAGGGTATACCCTGGCTAACGCCAATAGCATTATGCAAGCTCCTCCAGCATTGACTAAAGAACAAGCTGCGTTAAACGCACGAGGGCGAAAGAGTCGATCAGTACTAGGTGGCACAATGCCTACCAACCCAGGTTTTATGAGCTTTACTGACAAGATCTTTGGCGGTCGTCCTGAATGGGGTGCTGTTAAAGACAATATGGCTAACCTGATTGAGAACGTGCAAGATACAGCTCGTCAGTATTACTTGGGAGGGTTTACCCTACGTCAGCTCAACGACATGATTGGGCACCGCATCCCTCAATTCCGCACCTTCATTAATAAGGTTGAGGGTATGTTGGACGAACGTAACCGTATCTTAGAAGAAGTTAGAAAGATTACCGACCGCTGGATGCGCTTTACGGATAGTGATCCAAGCAAAGCTAAGCTCTTAGATAGACTAATGATTGACACTACGTTAGCTGGCAGAGACCCATCAAAAGGTTCAACTGGTAACGCCGACATAGATAATGCATGGACTAAGATTGGCACAGAAGGCCAACGTATATACAACGAAGTAAAAGACTTCTATGCACGTAGTTTGCAAAACTACATTGACAACATCGTTGAAAACAAAAAGGGTCAGTACCGTACAACTAACGATACAACTAGCCCAATCTATGCACAAGAAACAAAAGCTTTAGAGAACGAGCCAGATGTTAAAAAAGTTCGGGACTATTTTGCTAAACATAAGATGGAAGTCTACTTCCCAATCCGTCGTTTTGGTAGGTTCTCTTTGCAGCTGCTAGACAACAGAAACAAGAATAAAGAGTTCTATTTGTTTGAAAGCGCTTTTGAACGCAATGCGTTTATTCGCAAACGTGTACCAGAACTAGAACGTGAACTTGGAAGAAAGTTATCTGCGGATGAAATTACTCCACGTAATAACTTACAAAAGCTTATTTCAGAAAACATCAAAGATTTTACTTTCCTAAAAGAAATCAAGGACATCATTCGTTCTGGTAAAGGTGAAACAAACGACAAACTTAAAGACAATCTAGAAGAAAGCTTAGACCAGCTTTATTTTTTAACGCTGCCAGACCAAAGTGTACGCAAGATGTTTATGCCACGTAAAGGCACCTATGGTATGAGCGAAGACATGCTCCGTGCCTTTACATCCTCTTCTTTCCATATGGCTTACCAACATTCTCGCTATAAGTTTAGCCGTGGTTTGTATGAAGACATTGATATTGCTCGTCGTGATGTACGTGACAAAGGCGAAGAAGGTAAAGTTGAAGAAGAATATTTAAATGAGTTGGGTCAACGCCTTACTTATATTATGAACCCAACAGATACTGGGGCCATTCCATCTTTCCTTTCTAACGTATCTTTCTTGTGGTTCATGACCTCACCCGCTTCAGCTTTAGTAAACATGCTCGGTGTTCCAGCAGTTGGTATGCCTGTGTTAAGTGCTAAGTTTGGTATAGGTAGTACAACTTCCAAAGTGCTTGAATATACCAAGAAGTTTGTAGGCACAGGGTTTAGAGACAAAGAAGGTAACCCAGCTTTCCCATCACTAAACAACAAGGCAGATTCTTTTAATCAAGTACAACAACGTGCATATAACCAGTTTATTGCTGACGGCCTTATTGATATTACACTTTCCCATGACTTAGCTGGTATGGCCGAGGCTCCATCTAACCTATACACTGGTAAGACACATACTGCTATGAAGTGGTTAAGCGGTTTGTTTCACGGCGCTGAAAAGTTTAACCGTGAGATTATTGCTATGTCGGCATTTGATTTAGCATACGCAAAAGCTAAAAAAGATCGCTATTCAGATGAAGCTGCTTACAAAAAAGCTATTGAGACGGCTAAGGATTTAACCTACAAATCAATGTTTGATTATTCAACATTAAATAAACCTCGTTATTTCCAACTACCTGCGGCTAAAGTTATATTGCAGTTTAAGCAGTTCTCCCAGCAAATGACTTACTTGTTGGCTCGCAGTGCCTATGAGTGGATTGGTAAAAAGTACAGTCCAGAAGAGCTTAAAGATATCCGTAACAGAATTAAGTACGACCATATTAATAACAAGCCAGGTGAACCTGCACTGACTGACAAAGAACTTGATGCTGCAACTGCACAATATATTAACGATGTAAAAACTGAGGCTAGAGATCGACTTGCTGGTACGCTCGGTATGACCGCCGTATTTGCTGGAGCTTCGGGTTTACCCTTATGGTGGGCAGTGTCTGGAGTAATGAACGCTATGCATGCTGCGTTTGGTGAAGATGACGAGGAGTGGGACTTTGATAACTGGTTTAAGAACTGGTGCAATAAGACCTTTGGTGGGTTTGTTGGAGACTCCATATCTCGTGGCGTTGTATCTCAAGTGCTTGGTGTCGACATTGCTGGCCGTCTAGGTCTAAACGATATGTGGTACAGAGATAGCCGTAAGAGCACTGACGAAGTTACTGCACTGCAAAACATGATGATTAACCTTCTTGGGCCTACCGCAGGGCTGGCTATTAACTCCGCTGAGGCGCTTAAACAGTTCAATGATGGTCATATAGAGCGAGCCCTAGAAACAGCGTCTCCTGCCGTTATTAAGAACGTTCTTAAGGGCATTCGTCTTGGTACTGAAGGTAGAGCTACAACCCTTAAAGGTAACGAATTAATTGGTGATATTACAGCTAAAGAAGCCTTTGGTCAGGCACTAGGGTTTGGTCCAGAACGTTTAGCCCAACGTCAGAAAGCTAACATTGAGATGAAGACCGCCGAGCAGAACATCCTTAACCGTAGACAGTCCTTATTGGACGCATTCTTTATGGCTGTGGATAATGATGATGACACCATGATCGATCGAGTTTTAGAGAAGGTTGAGAAGTTTAACAACGTAAATGGCGCAGTTGCAATTACTGGTGACCAACTACAGAAATCAATCAAAACTCGTTACAAGCAACGTGCTATGGCAGAAGCTACTGGTGGCATGCCAATTAATAAGAAACTTATTGGTGATTTGGAATCTATGGGCGACTACGGTCAACCAGACTAAAAAAACCCCACCGCTAGGGTGGGGCTAAACAATAACCAAAAGGAAAATCAAATGAACGTAGCCTGAGCTACGCTTAAATAATACTACCTTATTCGCCAAACTCGCAAGCCTAGGATGCCCTTTTCAACAACAATCTGGGTTTTTATCTTATATCCTAGTCGTTTTACTGTGCGTTTTACCTGCGGCAAAGCAGTTTCGGGGGCCAGACTTGGTATAAAGAATGACGCCCCTACTACAAAATTACGCCAATTAACTCTGAAGTTCAGCCCGTGGATCAACATCCGGAGCTTCCTTTACCGCTTGAATGATATGGTCGGCACCGCCAAAGTAAGTACTGCCCATGTTAAAGATATAAGCGTCTACTGGACCAGCAACAATCTTAGTACCTTTGGAGAGACGTTTCTTAGCATGACCAAGATAAGCCTTGTCTGCTTCCATACCCTTAAGAACATCTTTCAAAGTAATCTGCTGCTTAGAGCAATACGTACGTAACTGCTTAGAGTTAATAAACATCTTCTTAGTGTCAGGCTCGATGCGAATAAACAAGTCATTGAACTTAGGCTCAACAATCGGTAACTGCTCCATACCAGAACGTGCGTCGGCTTCACCATTAATAACCAATACAGATGCACGATGCTCGTTAAGGAATTCGTTAATGACGCTTGTTTGAGACGCTGCAGGAGCTTTAATCTCGTTACGCATTACGGCAAGTTCTTTAACAACCCAGTCAAATACCCGCTTTACGTTGAAGTCAATGATCTTTAAGTCTTTAGCAATCAGTGCCCCAGCAATGTTACATGCAACAACGGCAGACCAGAAGCGCTCACGGCTAGTTAAACCGACAGCCTTGTCAATCATTTGCTGCACTTGCATAACTAAATCAATAGCAGACTCTAGGTCACTAACTAAATACTTAGCATACTCTACGCCAGCATGACCATAGTTGTCATACAAACTATTAAAGATAACGTCGGCTTCTTCTTTGGTAAGGTTACCAGTTAGCTCAATCTTGTACTCTAACAAGCGCATGAACTCGCCGTCTGGTGTGGACTTCAAAGAGGAAAGCTTGTCGTAGAAGGAAGCATTGGAACTACACAATACAATAGTTGCCCACTTGGTTGAGTTAACCCGCTCGGCATTCTCATGCTGCTTCATGCGGTTCTTACCACGTCCTTGAGATGCGCTATAGGCTAAGTCTGAAAAGTGATCCCCGCTAAGCTTAGTTACTTCATCCACAGTAACAGGCAAGTTATTCATTACCCCAAGACGATGGACAATAGCGTTCATTGTGTCTTTCCACTGCAACATCAATTCCTCTGGGTGGCCCCACACGCTATTACACATTTTAAGGATGGTTGACTTACCTGTACCAGATGTATTGTTAATTAAGTTAATGATTGCGCCCTTAAGATTAAGGTGCTTTAAAAGGGGTGCCCCAAACGCAGTAAAGAAACCAAAGGCATGTGGCTCAAAGCCAGGCTGGTCATATACTTTAATAGTCTTTTGCCAAGCTCCAAAGTCTCCAGTCGGTTTTAAATATTCCGCTAATGACCCAGTAGTTGTAGAAGGAGGACTATATGACACTCTTTCTGCTGATATTTCCTGTTCACCGACAATAAACTTCTTGTCTTTATCTGCCCATCCAAATTGATTACGCATAACTTCTGACTCCATAGTGTTTTGTAAATTTTTAGTTGATGAAATAACATAGGACATAATTGCATCCATTTGTTTTTTGTTGCCTATTACGCCGTGGTAACCAAGCTTTTCTTTTAACTTCTCAAGGGTCATCACATCAGTAGCTGGCATGGCAAATTCTTTTACACCGTCTTTTGGAAGGTGAAGTCTTAGCCAAACCGACGCACCTTTTACTGTGTCGTGCAGTAACTTAACCACATACAAGTCGTACTCGTAAATGTTTATTGCGTCAGAACCACCGTCCTCGTCTTTAACTTCGATATATACTCCCCCATTTTTTCCACGGAAATAAGGAAACGGGTACGCTGGAATGTCGAAGGTTTCTTCAACCCCATCCTCCGTCTCTTCGACCACCGTGTTTGTTTCCGCCACAGCAATTTCAGATCCGATTTGTATCGGTGACGATATCTTGCCCTTGTATTGGCATTCCGCACATCCTTGGGGGTTGAGCTTTTCAAATGTTTGGCACGTGTACGGGCCCTTAGTCTGATTCGCTTTCTTCTCAGTCGTGGATGCATCATATCCAGGATGCTGGTCTGAAATCTTGTGTATGGCTTCATCTCTATCTACGCAAGCTGCCGCAATTGACAGTCCTGCCCTCCATAGTGGTTCTTCAATCGAGTCTTGGTTTAAAACAATATTTTCAATCTGAGCGCAACCTTTACCGTCCAACGTCTTCATTAAGATAGTACGGAAGCGGCTTTGCTTATTACCTAACAATGCTAATGCGGAATCACTGTACTGCTTCGGTATCCAGTCAGGTGCAATAAGCACACCAATCTTAGCCTTAACTTCTTCATACCCAAGCTCAGGCTCAATAGCCATTATCTCTACTGGTAACCCTTCTTCATCCTTAAAGTTAAGCGTCTCAGGTACACGAAGGATAGAAGCATTGTCGGCAGTGCGTGACGGGTCAGCAGAGAACTCATGCTGTTCACATAATTCTTTTAGACGCTCAGCAACAGGCTTCCAGTCTTTGCGACTGATGACTTCTTTTAATCTCCAATATGCGTGGATACCACGACCGGAATTGACTATCGTCGGCAAAGGTAGATGCACCTTCGCACAGAACTCCTTTAGGGCCGATAAGCCTTCAATTTGATCTGCATATGGCTTGCCCAAGCCACAATCGACGTCAATCCAAAAAGCTTTAATTAAATCGCCGTTAGGTTGTATGCGCCCTTCAGCGGGGTCTTTGTACTTCGCACATGCAAAGTAAACGTTAAGTTTGTTTTGAAGCAACTCATCAATTTTTACAGCCGCATCTGCTAGCGTCTGATGGAATGTTTGGTCTGGCCTTGTCGACCCATCTTGTTTTAAACCGACTATGCAATACCATCCCTCTCCTTCGGGGGGCAGCACTGCTGTCAGTAAGTCCGTAGTTGCCATATAACCTCAAAACCGAAAAGAAAGGGGTAGCATGGGGGTCGGCATCCCCCTTTTCGCTCCGTCAAGCTAGCTACCCCGAAGTGTTAAGCTTTTAACAGCTTTTCTATCTGATCCACTTTATCCTTGCGTGGTCGTGATGCACCAGTAAACCAAGAGTACACAGTCATTCTAGAAACACCAAACTGCTGTGCAACTTCGCTTACAGGGATATTCATCCGTATGCACCACTTACCAAGACGAACTCCGATGTGTCTAGAGTCTGCGTCTCGGTTTGCTTTAACAAGGATTAAGCTATAACCTCTAAGGCTCATGCGTCATCAGTAGACCAGCCGCTCATCACAGCTTTAAGGTCACGCTTAGGGGTTGGCTCGGCTTTCTTTTCCTCACGCTTTTTAGGCTCGGGAATTCCCTCGTCGGCTTCCGCTTTTGGCGTAGGCGCAGCTAACTTTTTTGTTTCTCCTTGAGAAACGGTCATCGTTATAGCACTCTTTGCTGTAGGAGAGTCACCCAGCTTAACTGCTTGTTGCCATTCGTCTTTCTCTAAGAAGCGCACAGGACGGAAGAATAACTTGCCGACTGTAGAGTCCTCATCAAAACGCATTTCAGTAACCAACGTATTTAAGTTGTAGCCTTGTGAGCCAACATACTTTGCGTACTGGTTGAATGGCATGTGATCTAAGTCACCTGGGTCTTTCATATCATAGAAAATTGATTTGGATTGCAATGTCATTTGATAAACATCACCTTCTAAATCACCAGCTAATGCTACTGCAATACGACGGTTCTTACGACATGCCTTAGTCTTACCTTGGCCAGAACCTTCGATGTCTTGTGGACATCCCATGCAGGTTGCGCTCTGTGGCTCTTTAGCAGACGGGTCAGGCCTTTCACCATCATTAGACCAGCAGTCTGGTGCAGCATTGGTATTATCTTTTGAGTCATACGCTTTTATATAAAAGGTACGAGAGATATGTTTAGATGCATTGACAATAACAACTTCCATCTTATCGCTGGCGCTTTTTGAAATCTCGGTGCCATTTACTTTTAAGATGAATTTATTGTTACCAAGCGCAATACGCTTGATTTGACTGCCACCACCCGATAGAGCACGGGTTACATCATCAAGTTCGACTTCCTTAAGATAGTCAGGTAATTGATTGTTAAACAAAGCTACGTTACTCATTTGCTTCTCCTTACAGTTATTGCATATGTGCGTTCCACGTTCAATCCGGCGGGATGCAAGTCCGGGTTCTCCTCCAGAAATTGTTTCATATTAGTCTGGTGAATTCTTCTCTCTAACAACTCAGGTGCTTTCTTTTCAAATACGAAATCGTAAAAGCTTTCCCAATCGTTAGTCCAAAATTTTGATTTAACTGCACGCATAGCAGTACCTGCTTTTGTCTTAATACTGTCGGCGCCAGTTTGTTTACAGATAGCAAGGATCTCTTGTGCTACAAGGTCAAGCTCTGTATTTAGTTCAGCTTCTTTCGCATCAGCTTCACGACGAACTGTGTCACGAGCATCACGAATCTTGATGTAGATCTCAACTAACTTATCTACGGGGGTGGGTTGTTCTACCGCAACGGCATCTTCATTCATCTTCGTTCCTTTAGGTTAAGCGGGTCTATATGCCCGTTAATTAATACTACAACTACAACTTTACTTTGTCAACTACTTTCTTCAACTTCTTTTTTGTACAAATCAATAATCTTTGTATGCACATCTAGCTTATTTTGCAACATATTATATAGCCTTGTCTCTACGGGACTACCCTTAATATGGACAATAGTCATAGGGTTCTTTTGACCCTGTCGGTGTATACGTGCATTTGCTTGCAAATAAGTCTCTATGGATGTCACTGGAGCGTACCAGATAATGACGTTAGCAGCAGTTAGTGTGACTCCGTGTGCAGCAGCCTGAGGCTGGATGAGAAGGACTTGTGGGGTTGGGTCTTCTTGAAATCTTTTAAATATGTCGGTGCGTTTATTAACGGGAACAGCGCCATTGATAACTTCGCAGGTAATACCTGCCCCTCTCAAATAGTTTCTGAGCAACTCTATTGTATGCGTGAACGGGACAAAAACAAGTACTTTGTGACTAGCTTCTTCAATAACTTCTTGGACAACTCGTAACCGATTAGAAACATCAAATTCAACAACGCTACCAGTGTCAGAGTAAACAGCACCACCGCTAATTTGCAAAAGTTTATTAAGATTAACAGCGGCATTAACAGTTGATATCTCTTCTCCGTCGGCAACCATAAGCATGTCTTTCTTGAGCATCTTGTAGTATTTCTCCTGTTGCGGAGTAAGGGGGGCGTCCCTGAAAACATGAGTCATCTCCGGTAAGTCTAGGCAATCTTCTTTTCTAAATCGGATTGCTGGTTGAAGGGCATTGAATACTATTTGGTCAGAGTTAGGTTTTGGTAACCACTTGAATTTACTAACGTTTACCATGACTTGATCTCTGAAACTACCAAAGAATCTAGGCACATTGTCGGGCACGCACATCTTAGCTAAACCAAAAGCATCTGTTGGACTCTGTGCAGCAGGGGTACCCGTCATCATCCATAACCAAGTACGTGGGGTCAGTACACGGTTGAGTGTCTTCCAACGCTGAGTGGTAATAGTCTTATAAGCGTTTGCTTCGTCAATAATAATTAAATCAAAGTTTTGTTTTGCAATGTCGTCGGCAACAATCTCAACGCCATCGTAGTTAATAATTACGTAGTGAGCATCGCTCTCGATGACAGCCTTTCTCTTTAGCCTATCGCCATAAGCCACACCAACCTTGCGGTGCATTGCAAACTTGAACAGGTCTGCTTGCCAAGCTGATTGCATAATAGACAAAGGGCAAATGATTAAAACCCTACCAACTATGCCTTGCTCCATTAGATAGTCAGATGCCCAAATAGCTGAAGCAGTCTTACCAGTACCTTGTTCGTTAAAACAAAAGCTACGTGGGTGCAAGGTTAAGAAGTTAGCAGTTTCCTTTTGATGTTGCATAGGCTTATACAAGCCAGGCCATTTGTAATCTCGCATGATAGGCGAGGGTACTTTTTTAATTTTAAGCTTCGTTAATTTCTGCGCTTCTTCTAAACCCCAATGAACTGCAACTTTATGCAGGTCACCGTTGGTCTCTACTATTTCGCTTCTAGGTATGCACTCGGTAACTAAATGCGGTCGACGAGTCGTTATCAGTATCGCTTTATCTTCAAGAATTTCCATTTTTCGGTTTGTTTTTCTTTACAGTATGGTCTGAGTTTCGGCTAAAAGATCTATTGGCGCTTGCAGCTTTAGCGGTCAGATTAGACCGAGCCGTCGAGCCACCTTTAGACAGTGGAGTTTTATGGTCAACATCTTTACCATCACCCTTATGTACAACACCCTCACGTTCCAGCATACGGCGTGCTTTGTTCCGTAACGCTCTTTTCTTTTTGACCGCAGGCGTGCCATCATATTGCTCATATTCTTTCTTATAAGGGCGGGGTTTGTTCACGTAGGGCATATTTATCTTCCTCTTTCCTGTAAAAATAGACGCTTCCATCAGCCAATACTATATATTTTGGCATGTTTTCGGGGTCAGTTCCAGTCAATTTTTTAAGGATTTGATCTGTTTTATCGTCTATATTTATCCAACCAGCAAAAGGAATCGGTTCGCTCATTTTGACCTTCTTTCCAGTTCACGATTAATGTACCAAATAGCTTTCTTTAAATCTTTAAGCTCATCTTCGCCGTCTTTTAACCCAGCCCGCCAAAGGTACTTCATAGCATTACCTAGATTAAACCCCATGTGCTCGGTGATTTGAATGCACTCCACCCCCGAAGGGTGGCTTACATAATGTTTTGGATGGTTTACTGGGTCTGTCATGCTGACCTCGGCAATTGACCGCTAAAATTATAAGTTCCTGTATGACTAAAGCTAGCCCACGGAGCGCACCAAACAGTAAAGCCAGCTTGCCTAGAAATCTTACAGAAGTGGTAGTCTTCAGATAGCAGACGGTTAGACTCTTCATCAATGCTGGTAGCAAAGAACTCTTTGATAACTTTAACTTCACGCACAGTATCAACCGCATGGTACATATCATTGGTATAGCTAGGAACTTTATCTGCTAAGGCTTCAAAGACCTTACGTTTAATTAACATAAAGCCTGTACCGCCGTTAGCAATCTCAATTGGTTCGTTAATACTGCCTGACTTAGACTTCTCGCCGTTAGCAAGGTTTAAAACAAATGCGCCTGTATGGTATTGGAGATGCTCAGGAGAAACATTATTTTTAACGGCTTCAGATACTTGCACCCAGTTAATTTCTTTCTTAGGGTAAATACCACAAATGATATCTTTGTCTGCATCTACCATACGTGGGATATCGGCGGGATTAAACGCTATGTCGGCATCAATAAACATTAAATGAGTAGCATCTGATTTTAAAAAGTCATGCGCCATGCTATTACGAGCACGGGTAATCAAAGACTCATTCATCATAAAAGAGTAGTACATCTGAATACCAGCCTGACCAAAAGTACCAACGCATTGCATTACTGCCGACGCATACATACCAGTGCACATACCGCCATACATAGGTGTAGCTACAAATAATTTAGCCTTTGGTTGAGGTGGTTTTACTTGTAGTTGTGGTTTATCTTTTTTAAAACTCATTTTTTCTTTCCTTTAGGTTTTGGTGTTTCACGATTCATTGACATAACTTCTTCACTTAGCTTCTCTAGCTTTTCGCCATACATTCGCAGGAGCTCTGCCACAGTCCAGCATGCGCCACTCTCAGCATTATCGGTTAAGCGTTCGGCTAATAATTCTACAATGCCAGCAACACTATCTAACTTGTATCCTATCTCGCTGATATTATTAGCTTTTTCCCATAACCCATTAATCATTTAATTCTCCCTGTGGTAGTAGTGTGTTGGGTTATCCAACATTGATTTAATTGCTTGGTCTACTGTATGAAACCAAGCTATATGCCAGCCTTCTTCCGTGTAGACCTTAAAGCTCATTTTTTATCCTTGGCCCACTCGTCCATTGCCTTATCAAACAAACGTTGCAGTTCTGCAATTTCTTCTGCTTGATTTTCAATTAGCCTAGCTGCAGTAATTACTAAAGCAGAACCAGCAATTGCCTTGTCTTGCATATCGTTAAATAGCTTGTCAAGGTCTTTTACAAATACTTCAATGTCTAAATGTTTCATTCTATATCTCCCACTGCCCTATAAACTTGAGCCGATACTTTTAATACATAAGCAAGATCACTAGGACTTAATTGCCCAAGTAGTTGTAATATTTTCATTACTGCAACATCGTTATCTAAAGCCTGAGGTTTTACTAAAGTTTCAATCATTTTAATCTCCAAGGTAGTGGTTCTTTATAAGCTTGTTTCATGAGTTTGTTACCCTCTTTAAACATTCCAAGTAATCTTTCGGGCGCTCGGTAATTAACTGTAGCCTCTCCCGTGCATCCGAAGGAAGGCAAACCTGATGCGGCAGCTTTATAGAATGGTCGGTCAGCACCCCATTGCCCGTAGAAAGCATGAGCAATATTGACCAAATATTCACGCCTAAAGCAATAGCAGTTAGTATCAACAAAATTAATAGTGTGGTCGTAAAACGTCGGATAGCGACCGAGTGACTCGCAGTCATCGTCACATACATATTCTCCAGCTTCATTGCATATTCTCCTTAGGCTATAAGCCCACATCAAGTCTTTACTTTTAATCTTGTTAATCATGGTTTCTACATGATTAGGTTCAAACCAATTATCTTCATCCAAGAAAAGAATGTAGTCGGCATTAACCATTAGTGGCATAGCCGCATATACCCTATGCCCATACCAGCCATTACCACCCACGTTTTCGGGTAGGGTCATGGTTCGTGCGTTAGGAGTTAAGGCTAACTCCCATAGTTTGCCATGCGCTTCATCCCCGTCTTCTACGATTATATGTTCTGTTTTTACAGTTTGATTTGCCACACTTAGCATAGCTTGTTTTAAGGTGTCTTTCCCAGTAGTCGGAGTGATTACCATTATCCGTTCAGTCATAATAAAACCCCACATACTTGAATAAAGCCATCATTCCAGTAAACAATACCAACCCAATAGCCACATAAAAAATAAATTTAAACATTTGAAATTACGCTTTCTTCTAGCATTGCGTCTGCTATTTCATATGCACGTTTAGCCGCCGCTTGATCCCATGTCTTACCGTCAGACAGGTCTAACTTCCAATCGCCAGCACAAATGCCAGTCATAATTCTTACAGCAAACTCGTCTCTTAAATTCATGACAACTCCTTCACGTTCTCGCATGATTTACAAATACTACACTTGGAAAATTTGGGTGCTTCGTTAAGCTCAATTAAGTCCTGCAATGGTTTACCCTGCATTACTTCTTCATAGGATTGGGTCAGTAGGTTTCCAATAACGTGTTTAAGGTCGTAGTCCATACAGCATAGAACCACATCTCCATTAGGAAGAAGAACGTTGCGATCATAAAATGGGGTGCTTGCGCAAGTTAAACTAAAAATATTGTGCGGGGTAATACTAATCGCTTGACCAGCAACTTGCTCCACGTTAAGACTATCTGCTCTAGTATGGCCTACCCAACCTGGTAAACGACCAATAATGTGCTGTAATTCGGGGGCAACAAACCCTGTTTTATCCATAGTCATAGCGCCAATAGGAAGCTCTAGGGTCATCATTACTTCCAAAGCGTTCATCCATTCTTGGTTTAGTTTCCAACCCTTCATGTTTTTATTGGCATCAGGTAGGTGTAGCATAAATACTTTGACTTGGCTCTTATGATCTTCTAATACTTTCTTAACCCTAACTGGGTCAGTCATCCCATAAAGCGTGGTATAGATAGCTACATCAAATCCCATGTACAAGACTTCTTCTAGCATTAAAGTGCACTCAGGGTTAGCCCAAGGTTCTGACATTCCTGAGAAATCTATACGAGTATCTTTGGGCAACTTAACCAACATCTTAGTCAGGTCGGTCTGAGTCATATACTTAGTGCCTTCGCCGTAGCTGTTTCTTAAGTTATCTTGAGGGCAAAAGGTACACATCAATGGACACCCAATCATGGTTGTTAATTCCATGACGGGCCCTTCGTTATGTACTATTCCATACTTCTCTTTCATTTGTACCATCCTTCGGGTAATGGGCGGTCAGGTTTATCTAACACGTTTGGTTGATCTAATGGGTGTGGGAACTGGTCACAATACCCCTCGGGTTCAGCCCTATCTTTACGAAGCAAAGTTAATTCAAATACAGTCGGCATCAATACATCTTCAACTTGAATAAATTGGCAGTTGTTGTTAGGGTGGTTGTGTACTACATGGAAGTCTTTAAGCAGCTTAGTAAAAAATGTTTGCGCTACACCCCAAGCAATTGGATTATTAAACCAGTGGTGTACGTCATGTATTTCAATGCAAATGATTCTAAAATCCTCTAAGATTGCTCGTGGCGTAGCTATGATGGCTATGTATTCACCACCCTCAATATCCATTTGAAGAAGCAAATCACCGCCAGACTGAAGGGCACGCACTTTTATAGCCCAGTTAGTCAAATCCATAGTGTCATCGTCGTTGTATGCGTCAATAAACTTTTTAGTAAACGACAAAGGTGTAAAGCCTTCGGGTGCACCGTCAACCGAAGCATCAGCAAGATGTGAACCAATACCACGCTTGCAAAGATCAATTTCAAAACTAGCAGTTACATCTACCCCAGGCGATAAGCAGGCGACTATACCTTCAAGATCGTTAGGGATTAAGTAACCGCCATCATTGTTACCACCAATACGTATCAAATCAAACTTAGTTTTAACTGGACGTAAGGCTTTTATTAATTCTTTTATTTGGTCAATCATTTGACTACGCTCCGCACGAATTGAATCGCATCATCTAATTTGGGTTCTTTGGTTAATAGGGGTTGTTCGTATATAGTTTTATATATTTCTAATGCTTCGTCGGTACGTTTTATTTTTTGCATGAAATAGCCAATGTCTTTATTACTTTGGTAATTTAAGAACGACCCATGATTAAAGTCTTTAACTACAGATGTATCCCCGCTATACACAGGAACACACCCACCAGCGTACGCATCAATTAACTTTTCAGTAACGTAGCCGTCGTAGATGGAGTTCTCAGGGCATAGGCAAAACTTATACTCAGGAAGAATGTCAAACTTAGAGTTACGCAAAGACCTGCCAAACATATTGCCGTAGCCGTCTACTTGTTTATATCTTGATATACTTTGGAATAGATTAATCCGTAGCCCTTCTGGGTTACCAGCGATCAGCACACAAAACTTATCTTTTTTGGTCATGTCCAACTTGCGTGGTTTTAGCAAAGGTTTGATTGGGATAAGTGGTTCATAGCCGTGATTGTTACTACCGACACGACGTGGCTTCTCAACAAAACCATCCCATGCTAACCTCGAATACCATAGTGGAAGGCGATGGTTACGATTACCGTAAGTATCATAGTCAAAAGACAAAGAACGGCTGTACCCAATGTAACTTGGGCGAATGTTCTCACCGATGTAGGATAACGTTTTAGCTGGGTCAGTTTGGATGTTTCCAAATACCGAAGTAACCACGAGATCAGCCTCGTGTGGGTTATCAGTGTAAGTAAGATCAGCAAAGCAACTGCGAAAGAAAAAATCAAAGAAGTCTCCATCGAACGCACCATCCCAAAAGTTAACTACACATAGCTTCAAAATAAAGCCTCCTCAAACTTAAATTCATTTTTGCTTTTCATAATTACTCGCTTGTAAGTCCAACCATTCCTCAGAGCGACGAGTGCGAGCGCCTCTTCTTTTCTCGAAACAGTACGCATCAATTCGCTTTCCTCGTCGAAAATTTGGTATTGAGTTCCACAGTTCGTAATCATCTATCTGTCGTTTTGTATTCTTAGGTAATAAGCGTAGGACTTCATCTACAACTTCTACTAGTTGCAAGTAATTATTCCGCCGCATACATAACACGCAATTAGTCTGCCGTCGGCAGTGTTAATCGTATAGGTGTAGCACTGCTGTGCATAAGCTAAAGTAACACACCCAACCAACGCTAATCCTGCAATCCATTTCATTTTGTTTTCCTTTTCTTAACTGCAACAATGCCCACTTCGGGTTCTTCTTTGTTACGTGCTTCTAACATACCATCTGCTATATCCCACGCTTCTTTAAAATCCCAAACACTACCTCTACTTATTAATCCGTTCATTGCAAACATCGCAAACGCATCTCTTAAATCATCTTCGTTCATCTGTAGCTTCCTCTTCCATTATGTTCACAATCTTTTACAGGGCAAAACTTACGGCAGGTAAAATTAGGTTTAGCGTTCCATACGTTGTTATCATGTGCCGCCGCTAACTTATCTGTCTCTTGTATCCATCTAATCCACTTATCAGGTGAGTCATATTTAATGTAGTGGGACTTAACAAAGTCGTCGCATACCACAAAGGCAAGACCTGCCTTGACTCGTTCTACCTGAGGGAAGTGCTTGAATACTGCTAGTGCCATCAACTCTAACTGCTTGGTGTCGGCATACTGACTGCTCTTACTTGTCTTGTAATCAACGATGTGCGCTAAGTTATCTTGAATAATTAGTAAGTCGGCGACACCTCTGAACCACACATTCTTATCAAAGAACCCACAAGCCTCTAATTCTTCAGTCAATCCCATCTTGAATTCGCAGTGCTTAGTTCCCGGGATAGCCTTAAGAATATCTAATATTGGAGAAAGGAAAGAATATTTTGCTGGGATAGGTGTGCCGTCTTTAATGTGATCTTCAGCAGCTTTGTGTACTTCTTTGCCATAGATTAAATGCTCGGCCTCAGGCTCGACAATATCCTTAACCACACGCAGGTGATAATACTTACGAGGGCATTGTTGGAACAAGCCGAGAGATGAGTACGACCAAGTAAAGTTAGGCATCTTCTGTAGGTATCCAAGTTTTGATTGCGCCACCCATCAAACGCAATTCGGTTTGTGCATTGATGCAGGCTTCATAAGCCCCTTGAAAATCTCGTTTAACTAGCAGTTCATGTGCTTCTTTAATCTGCTTCATTGCTTCTAAATAAAATGATGAGTATTCCACCTTAACATTCTCCATACGATTTACCTACGCCAAGTTCGCAAGCGAGAGGCAAAGTTTCAGCCCAAGAGGGTCGCCATTGCATACACTCTTCTACATACTTCTTTGCTTCTTCAACTTCATTATCAGGAACAACAACCATCACCGCATCATGTACGGTTAAGGCTACTTTATAACGCTTCGCCATCCGAAGCATCTGTTCTCCGATAATACACCTAGCTAATGCTTGGCAAAGATTTTCTACAACCTTACCACCGTATATTTTTATCCTTCCTCGGCGGGATGCGTAACTGTACTGTCCGTCTGAGTCTTGCTGGAGGTCGGGGTAGTTGAGGTAAAGACCACTTGGGAGTAAAAAACCATGCTCCGTAACGGCAAGTGCCTGCGCCTGATGCCCCACTTTACAAGTCTTTTTATTTCGGAGCGCATCAAGGGCACTATTAGCTTCCTGCCAAAGTCGAGGGATGTGAGGGTATCTAGATCTATAGACTTCGATAATCCTAGCCGCTTCCGCATCAGGGATTTCCACTCCAAAAGTTCTGAGTTGTATCCCAAACTTGGTAGAACCCATGCCATACCCCGCACCGAGGATTGTCGTCTTACCCACGAACCTTTCTTCCGCCGTGATTTCGTTCTCGCCCTTGTTGTATATAGACGATGCCATGATCTTGTACACATCTTCTTTCCTTTCAAAGGCTGTCACGAGGTCGTTCTGACCACTTAGCCATGCGACAGTTCGGGCTTCAATCTGAGACGAGTCGGCATCAATCAGGGTAAACCCTTGAGGTGCAACTATTGCGTCTTTGAGCAGGGACTTGCGTGGAAGGTTTTGTAAATTTAGTTTGTCGTCCCCACCCCAGCGACCAGTATGAGCAGCGTAATAACGCAAAGGGACAGGCATCCGACCACGCTTAGAAATTGAAATAAAACGTTCGGTTCTTGTTTCTTCGAGGGTTGATTTAGTCCCCAGCCTTGCAGCAACGACTGCTTGGACTCTTTCATCGGGGTGTTCTGCGAGGGCTTTGAATCCTTCGTCTGATTTTGCAAACGCATATGTTTCCTTTCCAGTAGTCGGCGAGATTTTCATTGGTGGTTCAACACCTAATGTGATTAGTAATTCAGCTAACTTGGGGTTAGACATCAGCGTATCTTTATCTGCTACGCAAGCATCCAGTAGTTTCTCTTTGCGGGCTTTGACTTGCAGTAGGTGTTGCTCAAGCAGGGGGGTATCTAACTGAAGCACAGGCTCGGAGAACATCTTTAAGGTCAGGTCAATCAGCTTGAGTTCGTGCATCCCAAAGCGGGGTAGTAGTATTTGAAACAGGTCGTAAGTTAGCTTGACATCATTCTTGCAATACTCACCATACTTGAGCCATTCAATCGGCTTCATATCTAGTCGGTGCTTGCCTTTCGCATCCAATACCTCAGTACCCTTTACACCCAAGTTATATCGGTCTGCTAACTTAGCCAAACTATTACCAACTTCCATGCCCTCAGTAGCACGAGCCATCGCTAATGTATCGAACCAAGCCTTAGGTTTAAGACCAAATCGCCAACTCAGGATAGCCGCATCAAACATAGCGTTATGGGCTAAGCCGAAGCTGTTGTCCCAATCAAAGCGTTCTAACCACGTTTTTGTATCCTCGAATGTCCCACTAAACCACTCGGGTTTTCCATCGTCAATCTGAACGGCAACACCAATAACTTCAAAGCGGTCGTCACGGATATACTCTTCCGTTGTTACCTTCGTCAAACTAAAGTCAACGGCATAGTAAGTCTCAAAGTCAATCGTTAATATGCTCACTTGGCTAGTGCCTCTATTTGTTTTATCATCTGCTCGACTGTGTATTTGGCTTTGGCACTGTGGTAGGTAATACTTGATTTACCAAACATATCATCCATGTCTTTGTAGTCGGATTTAACTAGCGTATCCATGATGCCGTTGTATGCTTCTTGTCGCATCTTTTCGTAAACTATGCTTTTTAATTTATACCCAATGGCTATGCGTTCGACCTTTGTAAAGTACTTGTACAAGTTATGTTTGCGTAGGGCTGAGAGTGTGGTTGAGTCTTGGGTAAAAGGTAAAAATAAATCCCACTTTTCTTTCGAGGTAAATTCCTCGGGGTGGCTGTCCATACGCTCAAGCAAAATTTTTACTTGGTCATGACAAAAAAGTTTGAGGGAATTCCCCGCTTTTTTCTTAAGAACGGTCATCAAATCAGCAACGGTCATCATCTATTTCTCCTTTTAAATATAAGGCTAGCAAGTTGATGTTGTCTTCGTTAATAACAAAAGTTACACCACCCGCATCACGGATCTTTTGCATTTCTTTTTCTTGAAGGGCAGTCGGCTTGTTCTTTGCCGTTGCCTTGCACTCGATGCCCATGAACAGGGAGTTGAAACAACAGATGATGTCAGGCACACCTGACCTACCATAGCCATGCGTGGCGGGAAAAAAGTAATATATGTTATGCTTTTTGAGTAGCTTAACAACTGAGGCTTTCACCTTTGCTTCGGGCGTCATTCGTTTTCCTTGGTTTAATACTTATTATTGACACAGTATACCCCAAGAAAAATAAAAAAGAAATAAAAAAGAAATAAAAAATATAGGGACTTTCCCTAATAACAAATCGACACCGATGTCGAAATGTTAGGCAAAGAAAAACCCCGCCGAAGCGGGGTTAGTGAGGTAATACAAAACGTGTACTTGTATTTCTTGTAGGCTAAAGCAGATTCCACATCCTACTTGTGTTACGGAGATGCTGAGGATAAACCTTAACCTCGATCCGACTACTTACATCTGCTAGGCTCATAGTCGGCAATGCAAACTAAAAT